TATTTTCTGATATAGATTGCTTTCTTCTTTCCTTATAAACTACACTTTGAGCCTGTCTTTCTGAGATGTCGTATTTAATAGACAAGTCCATAAAAGTGTGAGTTCTATTGCCTTCATTGAACCTTAACATACAATCAAAATCATATATTATCATATAGTTTCTTAGGATTTTTGGAGCTATTATTCCTTTCTCAATCAAATGCCTTATAGTATCTTTTGATGTAGGCTCTCCAAACCTTAGAGTAACCTCAGTATTTAATAACTCCAAATACTCCTCAACAATTTTTATATCGTTTTGTCTTTTAGCCATGTATTAGTTTCGTGGCCCTGTATCGTTAGATAAAGCACCTGTTACTGTTTTATGTTTTTTAGCTTTCTTAGGTTTTTTCTTAACTGGAGCAACAGTTTCAACAATTTCAACAACTTTTAATCTTTCGTTAGAAATGTAATCAGCAACATTATGAAAGAATTGACAAACAGCCTTCCTACACCCTCTGCAAGTTTTAGATTGGCTTACATTAGGGAAGTGTTCTTTCCATAAATTAAAAAATGTATTTAATGCTGCAGGATGATATTCATTATCATTGTGCATCTTATGTTTGTTTAGCTCTGCCAAACTAACTACATTATCTTTTTTTTCTTCTGTGTAATTTTTGATTATTGATTCGTAATCCATATTTATAAAGTTTAGTTATTACTCTTTCCATTTATCCAAAGGACACTCTCCAAAATACTCTTTCGTAAGGGTAGTTTTAGCATCTAAAAAACAACTGCATTTACCACACCTAGCTCCTTTAGTCCATTTAGGATATTTCAACATTAAGAAGTTTCTGTAAAAGTCGCACTTTTTACAAGTATCTAGCCTATCTTTCTTTATTTTTTTACTAACAAACATTTGTTTATATTAAAAAGTTGCATTAGCTTGTATTATACTTACTGTTGATTGGGCATCTGTTATATCAGATTCTACCACAACTACCTTACTTTGACTCTGCATAGCCCCTCTCATTTGAGATTGATTATTAGCATCAAACTGAGCCTCAGAAAATTGAGGAGAACTCATCAACCCACCATCAGCAAACTTAACACCACCACCTGCTTGATTCATTTCAGATAGTTGATTTCTAAACATTGCTGTACTTCTTTTATTTATCACAGCCTCCCCACCTTCCAATTCATTAACTCTACCACCTACTGCAAATTTAACACCACCCTGTGCGTGGCTAGGGCCATGAACCATTCCACCATCAGCAAATTTCTTACCATCAGAAATAATACCACCTTTCTCAAACATACCCATTATTTTTGATAATAGAGCTAGTGTACCTACAACTGCAACAATGTTAAAAGGAAAGGGTAGCCTGGTTTGTTTTGCAGCTCCTAACCCTACTGCAGGAGCAATACCTGCTGCATCTACAACGGCACCTGCACCTGTTGCTGCTGTATTTGCTATCGTTGCCTTAGTCCCTAAAAGCGTAGCTAGAGTTAATTTTCCTTCAGTAACAACTGCTATTGCTTTTTGTAAATTTAAAACAGATTCTGCTATTGCAGCAGCTTTTGTTATAGCTTCTCCTGCTTTTCTAATACCATTTAATTTACTATTCTCTCCTGCTACCTCTTGTAAAGCACTTCCTAAATCAGAATAAGCCTTAACTCCTTTTTCTAATGCTTTTGCATCTGATTTAGCTCCCTTCTCAGTTACTTTTTGGTTTTTCAGCTTGAGGTCAATGATTTTTTGCTCAAGCTCTAAACGAACATCTGCTGCCATTATGCTTACAGGTATAGCATCTAATTCTGCTTGTGCAGCATCTATCGCCATATCTCTTAACTCTCTCTCTGCATCCTCTAAACTTTTAGTTCCTGCTAAAACCTCTTTCATTACATCAACTTTAGCCCAAGCCAAAGTGTTGTCTTTTTCTTTTTCCTTATTTACTTTCTTCTCCTCTACTCCTAATTCTTTTAGTCTAGATATTTCTTTTTCTATTGATTTGATTAATTTGTTTTTAGCAATCAAATCTTTCTCATCTGTAGTTACTAGTTCTTGAGCGTTCTTTAAGGCTTTCTCTTGAATGGTAATTAAATCTTTTTCTTGTTGAGCTTTTTCCCAATTTTTCTTTTTGATTTCCCTAATATTCCTTTCTTCTAATTTTAACCTTTTTTCTAGCCTTTTGATTCCATCTAGGTGGGCTTTTCTTTCTGCATCATTTACATTATTAGCCCCCTTCAAAGAGCCAAAGTAAAGGCTTTCTCTTAATCTTATTTCTTTCTCTATGTTAGCTTTATCTTCTTCTCCTTGTTTAACTGTTTGAGCAAACTGCTTATTCATTATAGTGTTAATACTATCTTTAATTCCTGCTAGGCTAGTTTCTAAATCAATAGTATTTTCTAATTCCTTATTGTAACCATCTAGAGATTTTGTTGCTTCATCTGTTTTATCAGAACTAAACAGAAAGGCTGAAGCTATTTCAGTAATTACAACTGCTGCTATACCTATACCTGTAGAAGCTAATAGAGAGTTCCAAGCTAGTTTCAGTCTAGCCAATGCTGCTGTAAGTACATTAGTGGCAGTTGCTGCTGCTGCTGATACTGATGCTGTAGATGCTAATGTAGCCGTCCATATTCTTTGTAATGTAGGTAAAGCCATTATTAATAACTTATACACCCCAACATATTTAGCTAGCTTTATTATTCCTTTTATACTAGTAGTTATTACTTTGCTATTTTTAGTTAAGAAAGTTGTAAAGCGAGTAACCTTATCAATAGCACTTTGAAATCCTTCTGCAAAATCCTTCATTACAGCTATAGATAATCCCTGCATAGCAGAAGTAAACTTTAAAAATGAACCTTGCAATGTGTCTCCAATAACCTTAGCCATTCTAGCCGCCTCTCCATTTGCTTCTAATAATTTATCTCTCAACTCTACTGTAGCATCAGCCGAACTAAGCATTTGCTCAAAAGCAGCAGCCTGTCTTAAATCAACAACCTCCATAACATCAGCCATATTACCACCCTCCTCAGAGAATTTTTTCATAGCAGGAACTAAATCATCTAAAGAGTGAATAGTAGTTCCAAATGCTTTTGTCAAGTCTGACGAAGGGTCTTGCATTTTAAGTAATATATTCCTTAAAGATGTACCTGCAATAGAAGCTTCAATACCTGCATCTGTAAGCTTTGACATTATAGCTGCAGTATCTTCAATAGAGAATCCTGCTGCCTTAGCAATAGGAGCAACCTTTGTCATGGAGGTTTGCCACTTCTCAATATCCATAGCAGAATTACTAAAAGAAACTGCCATTACATCAACCACTCTCTCAGTTTCACTAGCATCTAAACCAAAACCCCTTACAGCAGCTCCTGCTACTGTTGCACTCCTAGCCAAATCACTTCCTGTTGCAGTAGCTAAAGCTAGTGTTGGCCCTACTGCGTTTTGTATTTCTCTAGCACTAAATCCTAACTTAGAGAAATTCAACATGAGCTCCCCAACTTGCGTAGCAGTAAAGAATGTTGTTCTACCTAATTCTTCAGCAGTTTTAGTCAATCCTTTAAATTCTTGTTCTGTTGCACCTGAAACAGCATTTACCTTAGCCATTACAAACTCAAACTCTGTGAATACACTTACTACAGAACTAACCACTCTATTGACAGCTCTAAATGCACCAAGAACAATACCAATAGCTGCAGCCCCTTTAATAAACTGCTTTGCCATACCGTTACTTGATTTTGTTACTGCTTTTGTTTCTTTAGCTGAGGTGGATAAGTTTTTATTTAAATCCCTTAAGTTTTTAGATTTATTTTTTATTGCTTTTGCGTTAGCAATATATTGTTTCTCTGCTTTTTTAGAAGTAAACTGACCTGTCTTAGCTTGTTTTTCAGATGCTTTCTGTTCCTTTCGTAATTCTTGTAATTCTTTTTTTAAATCAGCAACCTTTTTAATGTTTTTGATTTCTACCTCTATTGCTACTTTACTTGCCATATGTCTTTATTTTAACCTATTGTTAGTTTAATTTCTTTCTTTACTAATTCTTTATTTACAATATCCTCAACATCTTTCACTATTGCATCTTCTATCCTTTTAACTCCTCCATTTTTCCTCCAACTTTCTCTTGCAAAATCTATAAAGAAATACCTTCTTGGTGCAACCTTTTTTCCTCCTGGAGTATAATAACCATTTTCTAATTCGTGCTTAACATGACTTATAAAATTATTCCTTTCATGCTCACTTCCAAATGTTAATTCGCCATTAACCTCTTTATGAAAAGTCCAATCTGCTATAGCTTGATAACTAGCATTAACACCACTTGACTTCCCATCATTAACAGTCCACATATAAGGAGTGTCATTTAGGATTAGAAGTGAAATTGAATCTGTCCTGTTTCTTATATTATAATAAAATCCATTATATAGAGTTCCTTTACCTATGTGCTTTTGATAGTTAAGTTCTTTTTTTAACTCCTCAATAATAGGCAGGTTTTCTCTAGCTAACGCTTCTTTTATTTTTAATAAATCCATCTCTATGCAGGTTCTCCCTCATCACGAGGTATTGATTGATTGTATTTTCTCCTTAAAACTTTAGCAAAACCTGAAGGTGTTAAATCTGCCACTACAGGTAGTTGATAATAGTCTTTTGCTTTCACACTAATTGAAGATATATTAACAGAATCTCCATCTACATCAGAAGAAAAGTTTAGAAATAAAACCTCTGTTGTACTGGAGGCTGTGAAATCTAATATTATTTCCCTTGCAGGTACTGCACATTCTGTTACCTCAGACTGAACTCCATTGTAAACCCTAGAAATTCCTAAACTTCCTACTGCCCCTAAAATATCGTACTGATGTAAATTTACCGTTATAGTATATTCCCTTCCCTTTACTAATTGTTTTAATTCTTGAAAGATACCTGAAACACTAATGTCTGCACCGAGTCTTGTTGAAAAGATTAATATAATGTTATCTAGTGATGATGGATGAGTAACTGCTCGGTGCGTTGTGCCATCCGAGCTATACCTATACCATTCTGAATTAGCGTAAATAGGTAGGTTCGCTGCATTAACTGCCTCTAGTACATAATCTGCTGTTGAAGTAGATATAGGTGTTGTTGAGAATGTCCCATTTATAAAAGAGTCATTACTAGTCAAATATTCACCACTTAAAAAAGGGATAGAAACGAATACATCTAAACCCTCCTCTAACGCCTGCCCTCTACTATTTATTTGTTCCATTTTAATTATTATTTATTAGTCATCAAAAACTTACATCAACAGCAAAACTTCCTAAATCTTCCCACAAGACAAGCTCTACTTTTGTAACTTCATTAGTATTTGGCTTATAGTCTATAATTCTATTTATATAATAGTAATATCCATCAATATATACTAACTTCTGTAAGTCTAAATTATTTATGTCTATTAGCTTTAAATTAACATAAACTGTTTTAATTCTAGGATTTCTTTTAAGTTGTTCTATCATATTCTGATAATATGTCTGATACAAACCTTTATAGCCTACTTCAGGGCCGATTACACGAGTTATAGGATTATAACTAGCCTGATTTGCACTACCATACGATAAAGGAAGTGTAGGATTATTAATATCAGTATATTTATCTATACTACAAGCCCTTGTAAGTAGTGGGAGTGTCCTATTAGATTGAAGTCCTGGAATAATACTTTGAGTATCATTTTGCCCCCACACTTGAATCCTTGTTATCCATCTTAGAGGAAGACCACAGCAGTTCATCTTTATGTAATGCACTAATCTAGGTAAAAAATTATATCCCTTCGGGGGTCTACAGGAGCCATTTGGAAGAGGTACTGTATCTGTATCGCATAAACCCCAAAGATTTGCCCTTACAGGTGTAGCATTCGCCCAATTAGGGCCCGCAAACGTATTTCCATCTTGTGAGCTGTAGGTACCTGCAAAAAAAGGATTCTCAAAAACAGATTTACCTACCTCAAAATCACTATCTAAAAATTCTCTATATGGGTATTCATCTAGTATTCCACCCCAATAAGTATTACCGTTATGCTCTACTACTTTATCATTAGAATCAGTCTTATATTTAAAAATAACTTCCCTTTTTAATTGAGATTGAATCCATTTATCTTCTTG